CATCCCATTTGTCAATCCTACTATTAGTCAAATTGTCTAAGGTGTGCCACCATCCCCAGCGTTGACCAAATCCAGTTCCTCCCTTGCTTCCTTCGTCATCTTCTCGGCTTGTTCCATCAAACAAGTTTTTATAGATTTTGTTAAGTCCTCCGAGTGAGTGTAAAAAAAAACACCTATTGGATAAGCTATTGTCATTGGCATGTTATTTAGAAAGTTATCTGCTGTCTTTCTAAGGACCTCACTATCTACGTCAATATGTTTCCAACCAAATACAGTCTTTTTAACTGGTCTACAAATAGTAGTTAGTATATGATGCAAATTATTAAATATTGCTTCCTCATCATCCTTAGCATTTTGCAGAATCTCCATGCTGTTAATATACTCTCCAAATAATAACTTTTTAGCATCTACTTTAAACTCATACCATTGACCACCAATTTTAAACCTTTTGTCTTTTAGTTGTTTAGGGAGTTCTGTCTCTAAGAAACTCATTTTCTTTTTAATAGACTTATACTGCTTTAAACTAATATTCTTTATTACATCTCTTTTCTGTCCTGTTAAGACTGCTAGAATGTTGACCACTCTTTCTATAGGGTTTAGTTTAGAGTTTAATACTGGTCTTAGGTTGATGTAATTTCCTATTGTCACATCTTCCCACTTTGTTGGGATTGTAATTTCCATAATTCTATATATAACAAATTTATTAATTATAACAAAACACTAAAATAAATATTTTAATTAAAATACTAAACAACTAAACACCAACTAAAATACTAACTCACAATGGCTGAGAACACTATTTAAATCAATTCTAATAAACTTAAATACTTTTTATATATGTTTATATACATTGATTAATTATAATGTCTTAAAACTAATATATTAAATTAGCTAGTTTATGAAATAGTATAAATCAATAATAAGATAAATATCTTATCTTATCTTATAGAACCCCATTTGCTCAGCATTTGCTTAGCATTTGCTCAGCATTTGCTAAATTCTTTCCTGTAAATAAAAAGGGGTAACGCTCTTTTGCCGACTACCCCAATTCCCAAAACATAAAATCTAATGAAGATTTTTGCTTAATCAAATATAATAAAAAAAGGAGTAACCACCGCTAAGTAGAACTCCTCTTTCATATGATAATAAAAAGGGACTCCCGAAAATTCTCTTTTTATTATTTATCAAATATAATAAAATTTATCTAATTGCATACCATCCTCTATTATTTTCTTTTAAATGTATTAATGCCACGTATCTTAAAGCATCCATTAAATGGTCTGATCCTATTGGTTTCTGAAGACTATTTCCGTTCTTGTCAGTTGCCCATTTATACATCCTAAACTCTCTTCTAAGGTTGCTACTATTCACAACATTGATTTTATATCGTTTTAAAATGTCTATTCCGTTTAGAATACTATCTCTACCTTTTGTAGCTGGTTTAGCATTCAATCCTAGTCTATATATTTCTTCTATACTTTTAGGTTCTGCTGAGTCACATATAACCTCATCTCTGCCAACTATAGGAATCAAAGCCTCAGCTAAATCTTGGTTAGTTAATTCTCTTTGGTAGAGTATTTCTTTTAAATATAGTTCGTCATCTCGTTTGTATACTGCTACACATGCTGAGGGGTCTATACTATAGCCAAAGTCTAAGCCATAAGCCACTAACTTACAGTCTGGCATACTATCAACATACTTGACATTCTCGTATATTAAGCCACTTATATTTCCATACTCACCAAGACCGTAAATCTTCCAGAACTCTTTGTCTGTTTGTTGTAGATATTCTATTTCTTTTATTAGGGACTTAGGAAGAAACGCGTTATTCTTGTAGTTACTTACTATAACCTCAACGTCTCCAACCTCCTTAGAACGCTTTATTTCTAGCTCCTGGTTAATCCATAATTGTTCATCGTCTGGGTTAAAGTCTAGGAATATCTTATTCTCGGTCCTCATTAATAGTTGGAAAAACTCTTGCTTATATTCTAACTCATTAGCCTCATTACAGTATAAAATATTTCTCTTAGCCCCTCTGAGCTTCTGCTCATCGTCAGCACCTATAAATTCAACTAACCTTTTACCATATCTATACTGCTTCTTAGTCTTGTTATGGTCTATTCCAGAATACCAACCTTCAGCCTTTAGAATGTCCTCAAAGTCTCTAATTACTGTTCCGTCTAGATTAGTCCTATATTTCCTTACTGTAGTCCATACACCTTCATGACAATACTTACCATCTCCATAGTTGCCACTAATTAACCACAATGCACATAATTGGTTTAAGGACCAAGTTTTAGAACTTCTAGTCCCTCCTCTATTTATTACGATTTTAGATTGACTGTCATAGTTACGTTCAAATATTTCAGTCGCTTCCACGCTTAATATTAATGTTTATATTATTGACTGTGGATTCAATCTCCTGTTTGTCTGGTGCATTTAGCCCAAACATCTTAGCTATAGAATCATAAGCACCCCTATAGTCAGAACCCTTAACCATTTCTTTAAGTAAATAAAATTTAGCTTTCTGTTCTTTAGTGAGGTTTTCTTTTGCTGCTAGGTCCATTAGATACTCCCAAGATTTAATCATTTTAAAATAGCCGTCAGCTACTTCCTTACGTGTTATTTGGAAGGCTTCTGCTTCTTTTGTTTTCAATTCTTGCACCCTTGTACTTATATTGTACTGAGCTAAGAGATGACTAGCCTTAGTTGCTATAGTCTCTAACTTAGTGTCAGCACCAACATCATAAGCACGTCTATAAGCCTCTGACGCATTGCCAGTGTTGACATACTCCTCAGCGAATTTGCTTTGTTTAGGTGTTAGCTTATTCATAGTCCACAATATCCAGAATCACAATCATTAAAATCATTGTCAAATAATTCTATTTGTGTTTTCCATTTAATTACATCTTTGTACATAACATCACTTCTCCATCTTGAATCTTTTGTTTCTTGGTCTGCAAACCATTTCATTTTGTTTGGATGCTTATCACTCATTTTTTTTAACAATAAAGGACTCCTCCAATAACAACCTATACAATTGTTTAAGTGTGCAAATCTAACAGGTTTGTCTTTCCAATACTCCTCTATGTTGTCTCTGTAAATATTATCGTTTATTAATGGAAATTCTGGTTTACAATATCTCATTTGTTGCCAGCTATTTCTACCGTCTTTTAGTTTGCTAAATGTTGCTTTTACTTTTGTAAATCCTTCTTCATCTGTTTTTTCAAGCATTGATATAGCTCTTTTAGTTTCATTAGCTCTATATCCAAAACGCATTATAACTGGTTCTTTAATTACATCATACATCCAATATAAAACAGGCATTGTTTTTAATTCTGTAGTGCAGTATCTTGCTATTTTGTTTGGTAAATATTTAGTTTCTTTCTTTGTTGTTATAATTGTTTTATCAAATGTTTTACCAGTTACCCAATGTATTTCCTGACCTATAAACTGCTCTAAGTCTAATATGGTATTTATGATAATATCATCTTCTAAAGTGCCTATAAACTCTGTTCCTAATTTATCAGATACTAACTGCCTGACCTTTGCATCTGGATAAATACATTTCTTGTCATCAGTTCTAACTAAAGAAAAAACATTATAGTCAGCTTTGTAGTTAGCTGCTATATAAGCTGAGGTTTTACCTCCTGATATACTGTTGACTGTTTTCATAGTTTCTCGCTATTATCTATAACTTGTTTTATAAATGAGTCAGGAAGTCTCCTCCATTTTCTTCTAGCTTCCATAAACCTAATAAAGTAATTTACTGCTTTACTACCAAACTTAGCCTTTTGCTCTTTTATTTCTTTAGGTGTTAGTTTCATTTAAACTCTACTAGATCCTCAATATTAACTTTAAATTGTTTATAATTACCTTCCTCTGTATGACTAACTATTGCCAACTTACTATCTAGGGATTTTATATAAACTCTTTTATTATTATATGTCAATCTTCTTTTTAACATTTTCTCTTTAAAAGTCTTCTTTGTCATCCAATCCATTTTCTTCGTGTATATATGCTAATTCTAATATTCTATAATCTGCTTCAAAATCAAAAGTTGTAGAGGCCACTCCATTAATGTCAAAACACTCGTATATTTCGCCATTCATTTCTGAGTAGAAATATAACCCTTCGTCATCAATATAATAACCATAGCTAAAATCACTTTTTAGTAGGTCTCTTTCGTCTAACATTCTTTTTCTTTTTTACTTGTTTAACTTCCTTAGCTTCTTTTTCTGTAAGCCAATTAAATAAGATTTGCATTTGAGATTTTACACAACTATTGCAAGCCCAACTCACTTTCATGTCTGGGTGTAATTCTTTTAATATTGGTTCTAAGTTGTTTCTTAAAAAGGATATGTCTACAGAGCCAGGAAAGGCACTTGTTTTATTATATAGTTTAATGGTTTCTTCTATTGTCATAGTAATCGTCTTTCAATTATACGTAAAATTAACGGCGTTATTAATATTATTGGGTTTAAAGTTATTAAAAAATAAATTAATGATAACCAGAAGGTAAGGCAGAAACTACAATTAAAAGGCTTATAGTCCCATTTATCAATTAAAGGTCTGGCATAGTCTACCCATGTAGTAGCTATGGTTATTATTAATAATATACTAACTATAGAATTCATTTAATGTCCATTTTTGTTTTATCTTGTTTGCTAATTCTTTGAACTTATATTGTATTGTATTACGGTGAATGT